CGCTTGCTTCTTTTAGTGGCTTCCAATGAGTTACTTTTTCCTCAATAAAATAACTAGAATACTCATCACCAATGTAAGCCGTATTTGCATACCATCCTTCTTTGACATAACCGCAGCCGCGATCTTCGTCATAGTCATACCAATCATTATCACCGTGATACTCTTCAGTGAACTTAGGAATAAAATGAGCAACCATTTGGTTTTGGTTCTTAACGGGGTTTGCATCTATCAAAACAAGCACATTTCGTAATGACTCAGGCATGCGGTCTTCAACTGAAATCCATTCTGGCACCGCCTGAGCTTTGGCTTTTTCTAGCTCTGCAAATAGACGCTCTACAATTTCAGTAAAAGTACAGCCTTCCATGTTGTTATCTGCACCAAAATGACAAAGCTTGGTAATTGTTCTTAAGCCATGTATTTCGATAGTTTCTGGATTATTCAAATCTGTCATGCTGCCGCTCCTTAGCTCGGTCTTTTGCTGAATTTGTCGAACGTTTGCATGAACTGATCAACACTAAATTGAATTGTTTTCTTGGCATTGTGCGGTTCAAATTGAGCAGCATATAGAGCCATACCAAGCCACATTACTGAGAAGGTGAAAACCTTTGCTGAGTCTTTATCTTGGCTATTCATTTCATCAACCATAGGGCCGATAATCTTCTTAAAAATCTCTTCAGCGATTTGGTCAGAAGTACCGCTAATTGTGTTTAATTCGATTTGTTTCATGCTGCCACCTTTAATTCTTCAATTGCCTCATCAATTTGTTTATTGAATTGGCGTACATTTTCTTCTAAGCCTTTAATCTCTAGGTCTTTGGCATAGACACGAATAATGATGATCTGTAACTCTTCTGGTAAACGTGGGTCATAGCTCACAAAGTCACACCATTCACGACGGGTACAAGCTAACTGACTAGTGATTTGTGGGATGTACTCATCTGGTACTTGCTTGGTCAGCAGGGTATTCAAATGCGTTGTAGTGTCTGGGCACTTAACTTCGATTTGACCATCTTCATTAACAAGTCCATCTGGCGAAGCTCCAAACATTTCAATGAAAGGGTGGTCAATTAAACCTGTTCCAACTACAAAGTTACCCGTTTCATTTTCATAAGCCGCGATTGCATGAGGTTCGTTATCGATTCCCCATTGCATAGCTTGGTTAGTGAAGATTTCTTTCTGAACGCCAGTTAGGCGCTCAGCTAGAATAGTTAAACCCAATGCATTTAAAGCTTTGCCTTTGTTTGGCTTTGCATTTAAATCTTTAACTCGGCTTGCTGTGACTTTGCCACAGCGTTCCGAATGCCAATCATCACTACGCTGGAGAATGTTCATACACTTGTCCTTGTGGTTGATCAGCTTGTTGAGCTGCTTCTTTTAATGAAGCGCTATGCTTAGTCCAGAAGTATTTTTTGCAGTCGCCTTGAGGTAATTCAGCGTAGCCAGTTTGCAAAGCTTCTGTGCCTTCCATTGCCAAAGCGCGCATGTTATCTAAATGCTGCTGCTCATAAGCTTCATAACCTTGTGGAAGATCTGAACTAACGGTCTGAACGGTAGGGATATGACAATCATCAATACGACGAGCTTCGTCTTCGTCATAAATACCTGAGAAGCCAAAGGCGACACGGGCACATTGAATTAAAGCCTTATGACGTAGCATTCGTTTTGGGTATTTTTTCCAAGGTTCTGAATTACCCTGACACTCGGATAAATACTCGGTAACAACAGTAGGGTGGTTACGGTCTTTTCGGAAAATCTTGCATGTGCATGACTCTTCATCTTGTTCAAACTGGATACCATCACATACAGGATTGTCATTAATAATGCGTGCCCATCCATCAATACCAACAACTGGTGTGATGCCGCCACCTTTGGCAGGGAATGCATAGATTTCTTTTGTAAAAGGATTTAGCTTGTACTGGTTTGCAACAATTAATAGAGAAAGAAATTCATCATTTGTTGCTTTCTTAAATACTGTATTAACAAGAGTATTTGCTAACTCAGCAGGATCAACATCTTGCATATTAAAAGCTGATGCAATCTTGCTAACTTGCGACAAAACAATATTACTCATCTTTTAATCCTCAAAACTTAATAGATACATGTGGAACTAGGCCTTTATTGATTGCTTGCAAAATCTCTTTTCCTTTTGCTTCATCAATACCCAAAGCCAATAAGCCTTTAAGTGCCTCATTACAGATTTTTTTACGGTGTGCGTGGTTAGCTTGGCGCGCTTCTTCTGCTTTGCGCTCAGCCTCTAGCTTTGCAGCTTGTTCAGCTTCAATACGTTTACGTTCTGCTTCGGCAGCATGTTGTGCACGTAATTCAGCAGCTTCTTTTTCAGCAACTAAACGAGCTTCACGTTCAGCGGCTTCACGTTTTTCACGCTCTGCTTTTGCAATAGCTTCTTGTTTTTCACGCTCTACACGTTCAGCTTCTTCTTTGGCTTTACGTTCAGCTTCAAGGCGGGCTTTTTCAGCAGCTTCATGTGCAATGCGTTCTTCATGTTCTCGTTGTAAACGCTCTTGCTCAGCTTTGCGTAAGCGTTCAAGTTCGGCAGATTCAGCTTCGAATTTTTCACGATCCACAAGGGCAGTGCGTAACTTGTCTAAAGTCTCAAGTTTTGCTAGTTTGGCCTCTTGCTCGTATTCCTCAAATGAAGTATCTACTTCAAAACCTTCAAGCTCTAAGATGCGACTTTTAATTTCAATAGACTCTTGATAAGGAGTACGCTCGTCATGAAGGCTTTTAATTGCACGAATATTTGCTTGATGTTTTTCAACACGATCTTTCTCAGCTTGTTCCCAAGCATCGCGTGGTGCCAAAACCTCATTGCGCAATAAATCAAGCTTCTTAACAATTGAGATTCGATCATCATCAATCACTTTGATTTGGGCTTTTTGTTCAGCTACTAATTCTTTGCCGCATTTCTCAATAAGTGTTTTTGACTTACTGATTTTTAACGCAAGCGAACCAATCGCATCACGGCCTTTTTTAGTGCTTACATCTGGCACATGAGAACAAACTTCTTGAGCAATGCGCTCATACAATTCATCTGTACCGCCACGTTTAGCGAAAGCCGCTACAATTACGTTGTGTTCTAATACTTGTAATTCATTAACTTGTGTATTTACTGGCGCATTCATAATCTTCTCCTAATTCTTTTCTACTGGGCGTTGTTCTAATGACAATCCCCAATCTGAAATTGTTTTTCGTGGTTTATTGCCAAAGAAGTGAAGGTACTCATTTGCTGGAAGCCACTTCCCGTAAGTCATTGGCACAGGCGGAACATCAAATCCAAAAATGTCACCATTTGAATCTTGCGCAATGAATTGAACTTCTTCGGGTGCATCCGACCAATCGTATTTAGTCTCCATCACCCACCTCTCAACTCTTCATCAGCCAACTCTTCGGCGTAGTATTTAAGCTGCTCGTTTAAGCTGTTTACTTGTGCTTCTGTGAGCTTGAAACGTAGTCCTGTAGGTGACTCTATGCCGTCTTTATCTACGACTACTGCATGAGTTCTTGTGTCTACTGAAAGCACTTCATATTGCTGATCACGAGCACATTCACTGAACTGGTCATTTACTTCACGAGTATCAAAAGATGATTCAGCTTTGATCTGGCAATTAAGGACATTGCAACCCCAAGTAAGGTCGAAATAAACCGTTTCGCCTTCTACTTGAATGTCACTAGACAAATCCAAGTAAGGAAAGCTAGGGCAGAGCAACTCAGGTTTAGCGAACATATTCATGAGTTAGTACCTCGTATCTTTCTGAGTTGCTCTACAACTTGCTTGATCTCGTCCTCAGTTTTCCAAATACCAATAAATTCATTTCCTTTATCGCCATGAACTTCATAGAAATAACGACGGTATCCATCTGTTTTTCCATCATCTAAGATGTAAACATGACAATCTTCTTCTGGCTCAAAAGGCTTCGGCAGCTCAAGTTCAAGCTTGATGGTTTGGGGTTTGAGGCGGAACTTGGTTTTTCCACTTAAAACATCATTCTTGATATCCCAATCCACTGTATTAAGAACATCAACCCATTCAGGTAGTTGTGGGAATTCAGCTTTTTTATATTCCTCCCAATACTCAACCTCCTTCCCATCCGCCAAAGCTCGCAACGCCTCCGCACCGCTAATCAAGGCTGGGTCTTGGGGTTGGGTGATTGGTGTCAAACTATTCGCAATATAGTTTTCATAGTCATTTGATTTATTAATAGCTGATTTACACCATTCACCCTGCCAGTAATAAATGACCTTGTCGCTAGTTAAATAGATTGATTCATCCCGCTTGTCGCGATGATTCGCATCCTTCACATCATTCCGCTTCAACACAACAAGGTCGCGGAGTTGAGGGAGGGTGAGTTCTTGGCAAAGATCATTGTAGTAATCCCAATGCTTCATCGAGTCACAGCCAATCTCACCATTTTGAGTGTAGACAAAGCCAAATCGTTTGCTCTGTCTGTTTGAATACCCAAGCTGTACAAACAACTCCTGAGCCTCTTTGCTCGCCGCTTCATCTTTAACTTTGATTTTGTAGTTATCCATGAGAGGGCTCCTTGTGCGAATCGACATGTTTCGAGCGCTCAGCAAGCATTGCATCTGCTACTTCATATGCACGAGCAGCTAGAGCTTCTTCATTTGCCCAAGAGAAATCTTCACCTTGAGCCGCCAACTCACCTTGCATAGCTGCGATTGCAAATTGATCGCGTAAAGTTAGTATTTCCATCACTTCACCCCCTCAACCTGAACGCGGACATAAAGGTTTTC